AACAATCGCACCTTACCCGCTGAATCGAGACCTTCTTCTCAACTCCACCGGGTTCGATTACGTTCTGCTTGTCGTTGGTGACCCAGAGAAAGCCCGCATCACTGCACACTTTCAAAACTTGTTTACTGAGATCTTCCGGCGGCTCCGGCAGATTCTCAAAGAGCTTCTTGGTCTCAGCCGCCTGTCGTGCGTTGCGCTCTTCGCGCTTCTTCCTGGCATGAGCCGACAGTGCATCTTCTACAATGCCAATCAGATATCCCGGTCTGCAGTCATCAAAATAGTTCTGCAGGAGTTCCGATTCTCCTTTTGTGGCCGGCACTTCGGTCCTCCATGTCAAGCACTGGCAGGGCTTGACCTCAATTTGACGCGGCGAAAGCTCGCCTTTAGTCGGGTTCTCGTTCCCGCGAAGCTCCCCCGTCCAGTAATCCCCGAAAAAGCGCCACACGACCAGCGGCTTTTCCTTTTTGTCCCAGACGGCCACCGTCAGCACCTTTCCCTCGATGTAGCGGCCCATGCCCTGCCCCTCGGCAACTGACATACACAGTGCCGCATCCAGCTCTGGCCGTTTCGGTTCCGGCGCATAAAGTTTCAATTCTTCAGCCTTTTTCATTGTGTGCCGCCTCCAAGCTCTCTGCCGTGTAGTTCTTCCCCGGCAAAATCTTCACGCCGTCAATCGGCTGTGCAATGCAGATGGACTCCTGCTGATCTTGGATGATGAAGCAGAGCCATTCTCCCAGTTCTCCGGCCAGCTTCTTATCCCGGCCATATGCGACATGAAATGGCCCTTTATAGCTGTCCTCAAACTTCTCCGCAGGATGCTCAAACACATAGTTGGCGTGCATCAGCAAAAATTCTTCTGCTGTCAGCTTGCGGAGAGGAACCAGCTTCGTACAGCTGCTCCGGCTTCCGTAGCCATCCTCGTCAACATCGCCCCCGGCCGCAACTGCCCAAAACTCATTCTTGCCGTTCCATGTGTACCAATTCAGGCAATCCCACGGGTCTAAGCAATAATGGAACCCGGTGCTGGCGCACATGGCCTTTTTCGTCTCATTCAGCTCGTTCGGAACATACTGGAATTTTCCGTTTCCAAGCGTTGCGACCAGCCCCGGCTTGAATCCCTTGAATCCCAAAATCATCAGAACCATCCCTCCAAGGAAAGCTGCATCGAATCCTCGCTCTGCTTCTCTTTCTTCTTTGCAGGCTTTTTCTCCGGTTTCGGCTTCTTTTGGTCAGGCTTTTCCTTTGCCGGCTCCTGCGGTTTCGGAATATTCGGGGTGGCGTTCTCCGGTTTAATGGTTGCCGGCGCCCGCATCTCTTCTTCCGTCGGCGGCGTTCCGGTAAGATTGATGTTCATCGAAAACGAGATTTCAGCATTGGGGAAGTAGAACTGCACGGCCTTGCGATACGCTTCAAGGTCAGACAGAACCTCTCCCGCATTGTGCACGACTGCCGCGCAGCATTCAGAGAACGTGCGCTCCGTGTTACAAACGACCTCAGCGAAGCGCGGCTCCTGATCTGCAAAGTTCAGCAGTGCCCGCAGCACATAGCTCTGAACGCTCGCGGCGGCGCGCCCGCCTTTGAACATCTTGTCCTCTGCCTCCAACTTCTCTTTTGCCTTGGCCCGCCAATCGACGAACTCTACTGTGGTTGTGGTGTGTGTGGTGGAATCCATATTGTCCTCCTATCAGAAAAAGCTAAGTTGCCCACCCTTGCCCTCGGAGAACACCGGTTCCTGTTCCGGCGCTCTTTGCGGCTTTTTAGCGGCTTTTGGCTTTTCCGTGTTCTTTGGTTTCTCGAGTTTTTTAGGGGCTTCAGGGGATTTTTGTGGTTCGGATTTTGGCGCATCTGCAACACGCTCTTTCCTTATCGGTTGAGTGACCAGTTCCATCTGCGCCATAAAGATTCGATATTGCCAAACCGGAATCCTGAGCATCGGCGTATACCAGACGTTTCCTTTGTCAACTGGAAGCAGCCCCCTTTTGTCATAAGACACAGACGGGCTTGCAAGCGTATCACCGATAACAACATACCCCGGCATTCCAAGCAGACTCATTTGCAGATAGCACATCATGCCCACGATGTAGTCAATGTCCTGCGCCACAAACAGCACATTCGTCTGATAATTGATGCCTTTCTTTCTGCATTCGTTTGCGAACGCCACCAGCAAGGCCCCAGCGCCGCAGGTCGGATCACAGACCGCAACCCATCCCCTATCTCCGATTTTCTGCTGAAACTCTTCTGCGGGGGTCGTTACTGCGGACATGAACTCACACAGGTGATAGGGCGTAAAGAATTGTCCTGCATGGTCGTTTCCAAGCCCCAAGCACATATACAACTCGCCAAGGAAGTCCTGTTCCGGGTTGTCCTCTAGTGCCACGACCAACAAGGCCAGCATTTCCGTAAATGCTTCCATTTCCGGCCGCGTGTATTTTCCTGCGATTGATAAGTACTGCTTCTCGCGTTCGTCAAAGTGGCTCCGATCTGTCGCATTGGACACCGCAATAGCACTCATGGTGATCCAATCGCTCCAGACCTGCCAGCGTGACCGACCATTGCTCGAAAACACTTCAAACTTTTTTACAAGTTCCTTCTGTGCTTCACCCCGGACATGGCGAACATCACTCCCCATTGGAATCGCCCCCTTTGCCCTGCGGAACATCCTGTTTTTTGAACGGTCTTCTCTTTATTCGTCCAAGGCTGTCAGTAAGACCTAGAATGTTGTTTCCGCTCGGCGTTTCTCGGTCAACCCGATTTCCTTTATTTTTGATGTGAGTTTTTTCCCACTCTGCAAACGTTGTAACATGCTGCGCCGCCGCCTGATCGAGCAGGCGCTTAGCATAGCACCATGGGTGCTTCGCTTGGTGGCGCATCGCTTCTTCCAGCGTAGCAACCACCAAAGCATCTTCCACCCCGGTTTCTCGCAAATCCCGAAATTCTGCTGCCATGTAGGGCGTAAGCATACTGTCGCATCCAGCCCAGACCCAGTAGCTTTCCGGGGTGTCATCAGGCGGGCCGGTTGATTTTTCTGGGTTTTCCTCAGTTGTGGATTCTTCAAAACCCATTCGGTTTTCTGGGTTTTCCTGAGTTTCTTTTGATTTGCGAGGCCTGCCACCTCTGGCGCCGTTTGCCCTATTGGCAGCGGCCTGACGCTCGTATGCTTCATTGGAAGCATCGATTTTGGCTTTTATCGCTGCCCAAACAAAGCGCTCATTCCCCAGAAACTTCGGTTCTGAACCAGTTTCCTTGTAATCCATCATAGCCCATAGAATTCGGCCCCGTTCCGCTTCATTGAACGGTTCTAGCAATGCTCTGTAATCCTTCACCCACAGTTTTATGTAATCATTCGCCACGCTCCACCTCCCCTTTCGGTTTTTGATTGAGCGAAAGCACTTTACATAGATGCCGATCCAGCTTGATGCCATAGATATGGTAATCAGCAAACAGGGCTTTTTCTCTGCGGTGCGCCTCTTCATGGTGCCGCCGACAAAGTGCTATCGCGTTCAGCCCGACATGGACGATAGCTTCTCTATCTCGACCCATGCCCACGCGGTCAACATGGTGCACCTCTGCAGGCTGGTTGCAAATTGCACACCGGCGATTTTCAAGGCAGAGATACAGGTACTTGCCAATATCGTCCGTCTGGGTGAGCAGGCTGTCCTTTGTGGGCACCCCCCAATGGAAGCAAAACTGAATCAGGTATGTAATAAACTCTCGGGCCGTGGTCATATCGCAATTCGAAAGGGAGAACCACTCCCGCAGACAGCGGGAACAGAAATCCCATTCCAGATAAAGCCGAAGTTCTTCCGGCTCCTGCCCTGACCACAAAGAAATATCTCGGATAATAGCGAAAATCTTGCGGCGCTGGTCTACGGAAATGGTTCGGCCATCATCCAGACGGACTTCTACCCGCCGGGGGCGCTTCTGCGCCAGAAACCGGCTGATGTCTACGTCGGGTTTCAGGACAAGCTTTCCGTTCTCCAGCTTCTCAATTTTCGCTGTCACAATCATGCGCGTTCTCCTTGTCCACATGGACGTGCATCGGAATATAAACGCTGTTTGCTTTCATATTCTGTGCCAAAAAGTCATTGCATTTCGCTTCTGACAGGTGATTTCTGAGCACCTGCAGTTCGTAGGCATACTGCCCAGCTACCTTTTTCTCTTGGATTTTGGCTTGTATATCTTCATCCCGATAGTTCGATTCTATCAGATAAAGGTCATAGCCGATTGCCTGAATGCCATCCAAATTGTTGGTATCAGTGGCATAAATCACCTTGCCAGACGGAAAATGCACCTTATACCCACAGTTTGGTACGTTATGGGCTAGCATTACCGGAATCACATTGCACAGGCCGTACCCATACAACGTTCGCGGGGTCAGTACATCAATCTGACGCTCCGGCACCCCTGCAGCTATGAGCGGCGGCACCAGCCAGCGGCAACACCCGAAGCGGAGTGTCGGTCGCTCACTGGCAAGCCGCTTGATGGTTCGCTTCTGGAAGTGATCTGAGTGGATATGCGTCAGAAGCACAAGCTTCAGTTTCGGAACATACGGCTCCAACGCCTTATACGGCACGCCGCAGTCTACCAGCACAAAATCTTCCAGAATCGTGGCGTTACCATCGCTGCCGGTGCTGATAATGTTGTACTTGACCATCAGAGTGCAGCCAAATCAACGGCTTCCTCAACGGCATCCGCTTCCGGCTCCGGCAGGTCCATCGTCTTGGCTGTTCGCTCAATTTTGGGCGGTTCCTGCTCACTCTGCCCGGCATCTGCATACTCAGCAGCCTCCGGCAACAGGCCACTGCCTGTGCTGTCCGGCATCATAACGCGCCCGTCCCGCTCATAAGCCGTGGTCATTTCGGCGGTCATGATGCCCCACTTGGAAATCAACTGACGCAGCATTGTCTTTTTGCTCATCCCGTCAAAATCCTTATACCAAAAGCTGGAGTACTTCCACAGTTCGTCCTGCGGGATTTCGCCGTTCAGCAGCTTCTTATATGCTGCTGCGCTGAACGCCTGACTGTACTTGTCCGCATGAGCCATCATCTGGTCTGCGGTCCAGTACAGCGTTTTCTCAAAACCGTTAATATACTCGAAGTGTGCGATATAACCCACCGTCGGCATTGCTGCACGCTTTTCAAAATCTTCGATAAAGTGCATCTCATGGAACCGTTCTTCAAACGGATCCCATCCGCTCAGTTCCCCGGCCTTGACCTCCAGCACATTCAGGCGCTTATATTGGCCAGTCCGCAGTGCCAACTGGATATAGCCCTTATACCCCAGCACAAACTGCGCCTTTACGCTTGCAGGCTCAATCACATTGCCCTGCCGGTCACGCTTCGCCTTGGACTTAAAGGGCACCAGATAGAACTGACCCAACTGGGGCGAAGGCTGCAAGAGCAGGCTTTCGCCCAGAAGGGCACCTGCCAAAATCGTGCCCGGGTTGCATTCCTGCAAGGCCGGATTGACAGCAACGGCGCTAGTGATATTGGCAATGAAGCGAGCGCCGCGCGCCGGATCGCCCAGCGTGTTATTCACGAGATTTTTGTACATCGGAGTCTGGATCGCCTGCGAAAAACGCATCTTCTGCGGCTGCATAGTTTTAGCCATTGTCACTTACCTCCCTGTTTTCAATGCCGTTGTCGGTCATGTATGCCTGAATTTCAGTAATTTTGCTATTGACGAAAGCTTTCAGGCCACGAAGCTGAGCCAATGTACCACGGCACTGGAACGTGCTAGCCATGAAAGTAAACTTGGCGGTCACGACCTGTTCCGCGCTCTCCTTCTGGGAGTCCTCAGTCTCCTGCTCGTCCATAACGGGCGGTTCGGTGCCCATGACCTGAGGCGCAGACAGTTCTTCCTCTGCCACATCCAGAACGGCCTTTTCTGCTTCTTGTGCCCGAAGCTGGGCTTCCAGACGCTGCTTGCGCTCGGCTTCTTCCCGGGCAATACGATCTTTGCGCTGGCTCACGCTGTTAATGGCAACAGCCAAACTTCCGCACAGCTTATACTCGGCCATGATCTCCGGGGCATTTTCCATGCCGTTGATGCAGGCTACGTCAGCCGCAACCTTTTCCACATACTCCTTGACCTTGGCTTTCAGGGATTTCAGGCTTGCGGTCAACGTGACTGCAACGCCGACATCCTCATAGGTGACCCACTCAACGCCGCTGGCCTTGACCATCTCAGCAAAGTAATCCTTGACCTTTTTTTCCTTGTCGGCTTTCAGTCCGGCTTCCACGTCCGTGATTTTGCCCTTCAGCGCTTCATCTGCCGGACCGTACACGTCCGTAACGCATTCTTTGTAAACCTCGTCGAAGTCCTCAAACGGCTGCATGATCTGCTTCTTCACGGCCATGCGCCGGGCATCCAGATCCTTGCGGTCACGGTTCAGCGCCGCCCGGCGCTCCTTGACAACTTTGAGGGTTTCTTCCGTGCAGGCCAGCGAAAGCGCCTCCTTGACGGACTCCTGAGCCTGTGCTTTGATGCTGTGCAGCTGCTCCTTGATGATAGGAAGCTGCTGCACCACAATCAGACTATCTGCCAACGCCGTGGTCTGATTGGTGGTAGTAATTTCCTTTTCCATGTGTACCTCCTGATTCTCTGTATAGAAAAACGGCAGTAGGAACGCTCCTGACCGCCGCTTCGTACCTGTTGAAAAAATCAACCGATTATGCTACAATATGGTTGTGTGTGGTGGAGACCTGCATTTTCCGGCTTGATGTTCCTGCATCAAGCGCTAACGGAACGTGTGGGTCTCTATCCATTTGTAGCGCGCTGACCATTCTGGTCAGCGCTTTTTTCGTGTGCGGCGAGTATATCCCACACCGAGAGCTGCCCTACAATCTGGCGCTCAGCGGTGATTTTAGGCTGTGTGACAGTCCTGATTCTGCGGGGCTTTGCGGGTGCTCGGAGCCGTTTTCCGAACTCCTTGACGTAACACTTCGCGCCGTACCCCACTTCGATTGCCGCCGGATCTGTAATGACCCTGTGACACCGAGCGCACCTTGTCATTCTTCTTCTTTCCTCCAAAAAGCGCCTGCATCTGCAGTTCGTGCATCAGGCGGGATGCAATAATGATTGCACCAACAATGAGAATCCACTCCCCGCCAATTGCCCAGTAGCCGCGCCAGCGATATGTACTGGGCAGCTGCCACAAGGCCATAAGCCCACCGGAAATTACGCCGGCCAGCGTGTCCAGCAGTCCAACAACGACCCAGCCCATCACGGTCAAATGCCTTTCTTTGCGTTTCATTTCAGGTTTGCCCCCTTCATGTAGGTTTCGATCAGTGCCCACTTGCGAACATCCATCGGCTGGTGAACAGCATCTTCCAGTGCTTCTTCGGTTCCGCAGCGGTCACAAATCGTGATGCCCGGAACTTGACGGGAAAGAGCATTGCTGTGCAAGCGCATCTTCATGGTCTGCTTTCCGCATCGAGGGCACGGAAGTACCTGTGCCATTTCGGCGGCAGCATCCTGAACATCCCGATACGTTGCAAAAACTTCGTCCAGCAGCATCCTCTCGGTGTGCGCCTGAATCATTTGCGCCATCTTATGAAACATCCCTTTCTCCTTCCAGCAGCCTTACCATTGCGTTCCACACCTTGTCCGTGTAGGCTGTGCTATATGTGCCAGCAGACCAAGCCTTTTTGGCTCCGGCTGTGCCAAGGTTATAGGCCATCAGAGCGCAATTCACATTGCCCTCGTACTCGCTGAGATACATACCCAGCATATAGCACCCAGCCTGAATGTTCTGGCGGGCATCCAGCAGATCCGTTATGCCAAGTTTATCTTTGAGCCACCCGGCGTTGATGCTGTTTATCTGCATCAATCCATAATCCCCGGCAGAGCTGTGCGCCGCCGGGGTAAAGCCGCTCTCGACCTGCATGACGGCATAAGCCAGTTCCAAGGGCACATCGTAGAGGTCGCACATTTTCTCCGTGTAGGACTGTAGTTCCGCATCCAGCGGCACCTGATATGTAACCGGCTCATACGGAACCGGGTCCTGACGAACGCATTCAACCTGCTCGATCTCGGCCACCACTGGTACCGTAACCAGCGTTTCAACCGGCGGCTTCTGCTGGAAAGCGAACGCCGCGGCGATGTTTCCGACCACCAGAAGCTGCGCCGCTGCCGCCGCTGCCAGTGGCACGAGCGTTTGTGCTTTCATCCTCCTGCACCTCCCCCAGACCAAAGCGTTCCATCGCATACCGCCGGGGCACCCGGCCGGGAAACGTGAGGTTTCCCCTTGCTTCCAGCTCCCGATTCATCTGCTGGATGTACTTATATGCCCGGGACTTGCCACAGCCAACCAGTTCCGCAACCTCTGCACAACCGATGAAATACGACTCTTTGCTCACGACTGCCGTCCTCCTTTCGAAAAACGCATATTGTTCATTGCCACATTCAGGTCGTTGGCCAAGCACATGATTTCGTCCCATTCGGCTTGCTCGCTCTCAGCGATCTGGCCATCTGCGGCGATTTCTACCATTGCCTCCCGCTTTGCACAGAAGCGCTGAACCGCCGCCAGAACGCCCAGCACGGCTTCCGGCAGGTCTTTCAACTGGATCTCAGGCACGACCCGTTTGCCGAGATCTGATGTCAACCGCAGATGCTGCACGGCCAGATATGGGGCTTGATACACGTCACACATGGCGCTCGCTACATCGCTGGGCACTGGACGCTGGCTCTGCTCATAGTCCCGCAGGCTGTCAACCGACACGTTCAAAAGCTGCGATGCTTTTTCCTGCGTAAAACCAGCAGATTTCCGCGCATTTTTGTAAATATTCTGGCTTTCAATCGCCATTTTTTCACGCCGTCCTTTCTGGTATACTTGAGAT